TATCGCTGTTATGTGTGTAGCACATCCATATTTGATCGTGCTTGCTATTTGTCTCTATGTCCAGTGTAAGTACCATTATAACTTCTCAAGTTCAATCTCCACTAGTTTAGCATACCCACCAACATCATGCCAGCTGTCAGCATAGAATGGGTCGCCGTTCGCTATACGTGCTAGTTTGTTACAGATTAAATCTAAACTTTCTTGCATGTACGGCTCCATTATAACCCAACTGGGCGCTGTACGCAACACATTCTTTAATAATTGTGATGTTTCTGCCACCTCTTTATACTCACCATAGCGCTTACCGCGTGTATCTAATGTTTCTTGTATGTCGTTCATCTGTTCCACATCTCTTTCATTTTAAGTTCATGCTCTGCTAACTCTCGCTTGCGTTCCTCTTCATCTATCCGGATGTCGAATATCTTGTCAGCTAACAACGCCCTCTCTAGCTGTGTTAGCGGCGGATATCGTGTCTTATCAGTCACACAGCTTCCCCTGTAGGTTTTGTTGCATACTCATAGACCAAACAAAGGCTGTCCTCGGTTAATACGAAGGCCGCTACGTTTCCTGTCTCCTTATTACGATACTCTACCAACCATGTGTAACCAATACCATACACGTGTACCTGCTGTGATCGAACAATGACAGTATACTCCATCTTGGAAAGACGTTCCGCACTATCGTCATACAACTCACACCTTAAAGGTAGAGTTATCGCTGAAGCTGACAAACTAGCCAGCAGCAATGCCACGGTTGCTATTACTTTTTTCATGTGTTATTTTCCTTAGCTTTAACTAAATGATAGAATTTAATCAACTCTTTGTCATATTTACAAGCCCAGTCTACCACCTCACCCTCCGGCTTGTAACTCTCATCTCGCCACATACAAAACCCAGCCTCCTCAGCCAAGTCTCTAATCTCCTCTGTGAATTCCCAGTCATAATCAGGCGCTAGATACTTAGCTTCACCAATACCTGCCTTTATTGCAGTGAGTATACCTAACCGCGTCAAGGCCGCTAGTGCCTCTGGTGGAAAGTCAAACTGGTAGACAGCGCTGCCATCTTCGTTCTCACGTAATAAGGTTACGTTGCCCGTTCCTTCATCATTCATAAGTCACCTTCGCCTTTGCACCAGATAGCTTTGCCATCTTTGTTAATAAATCATTCAACGGCTCTAACATCATAACCCTACAACAGCTAAGTGTAATGGGGCTGAACTCAGTACCGCTATCGCTTTCTTCCACTCGGTTTAAATACTTATCAAAGAACTCTTTAACAAGCCCTTGCAGTATTAAAGCATCCTTTTCATTACGCATCTCAGCGCCTATTTCCTCATAGTCCATCACCACTCACTTTCATCAGCAACATTGACAGTCATCGTAGTACAAAGACCATTGTATACTGTCAGCCAACTCATTGTTATGATAGACCCGATACCTGAGCTGCTATCACATTCAATGGTTATTGAAGTGACGATGTTGTTTAGTTCTACAACCTCGTTAATCTTTTCTACAGCACTAGGTAACAGTGTTACTTTAGCCACAGTTCTTCTCCTCTAATTTTGATTCAACAATTGCTACAACATCAGCAAGCGCAAAATCATTGACGATATGCGGCACACGAGAACGTATTGAGTCGTAGTCTTCCGGTGTTAGCCCAACCCAAGGTTTGTGTGTTTCCGGCGGTGCACCTTCATACATATCTTTGACGGAAACAGGGTCGCCGCTCATGTGTTTCTCCTTCAATTTAGCTTCAACAATTGCTGCAACACCCTTGCCGCTACACCAGAATTGGTAACCTTCAGCGTTATGTGTGTTTCCATCAACAATCTGCTCCACCTCCTCCTCGGTTAACCCAACCCAAGGCTTGTTGTTGTTGTAGTCGTCCACGACGAGCTTGGCGAAGCGCTCAATTTCCTCATCGAAGCATTCCCACCAATCACTTTCGCCCTCCACTGATTCCGACCGTAGCATGAATCCAGCCTCACGCGCCATTACAATAACTGATTCTCCACTCATGTGTTACTCCTCATCTTGGAAAAACTCAGCTTGGTCATCGGCAGACATCTGAGCAAATGTTTGAAAGTGATTCTCACCGCAACAGTGGAACTTCACCTTCTCTTGTCCGCAGTAACAGCAATACTGCGTGTCGTCTGCCATCATCTCTTCTCGTGTCAAAATAACGCCTCCTCTGTGCACTCAATTAACAAACCCATCCTGATTTGCCTAGCCCTATTGATAACCCACAAGGGGCGTGCACCAAAAGGGTTTAAGCATTTACCAGTCTTCGAGCAATAGCCATACTTTTCTAATTTCATAGTGGTTCATCCGATAACAATGTTGTTTCACTCAGTATACCATTCTTTTGGTCATATAGCAAGCCAAATTTCATACCTGTTGCACGCCCTGTAAACCTATCTTTAAGCACCCTAAAGGTAGTTGTTTGACGCTTTATAGGGTCTTCCTCTTGCTTGTTACGCTCTAAGCCAAACATGTAGTGGCTCCACCTAGCAATGGACCTACTGCCCGTAAAATGCTTCTCCATTACCCGACCCCCTTCTTCGTGGGGCTTACCATCAGGCGTGGTTAAGTGACTAATGAAGTGAATGATAACACCCAGCTCCTGCGCCAACCCTGCCATGTCCGCCATGATACCGTCTAGTGCCCTACGCTCGTCCTGTTCGTTCGCTGACAAGGCCGTTAAGTGGTCTAAATAGATATGCTCGATGTCATATGCTTTGTTAAAGTATTTGATGATGCCCTTGATGGTCTTCCAATCCATCGTGCCGAAGTGCTCCATCATATACAGCTGATCTCGTTCCTCTAATGTATCAATCGACTTAACATACTGATCTCTAGTCCACGCCCCATCCGGTATGTGATACAACTTCTTGTCCAACTTACCCATCACACGCTGCGCGGTTTCGACCACGTTCTGCTCTAAATAGATAACACCTACCTTCAACCCTAGCGTATCAATGTCGTATGCTATTTGCTGTGTGAAGATGTCTGTCTTACCTACACCGACACCAGCACCGAAGCCAAACAACTCACCCTTACGCCGCCCATAGGTCAACTCAGTCAATGTAGGAAAGCACCACGGCACACCAGCAATAGGAGGCATCAGGAGGCGGTCGCGAATGTCCGCCATAGTAACGATACCCTCAGGCTTGTAACGCTCACTCTCGTACCACGCTGCAACAAAGTCAGCCTCACGCCTTCCAACCAACCAATCGCACGCATCTTTGAACCCGTTGCCATGCTTCATTACACGTGCTTTACTTCCGAATAACTCAGCCACCTCCGCTGCCGCTTTCCGACCTGCCTCATCCGCATCGAAGCTAATCACTACCGTCTCAAATGAATCTAACCATTTGAAATGTTGTTTGCAATCTGACAATGCGCTTTGCGCTCCGGTTCGAACTGACACAACCGGCGTATTAAGCATTTGGTATGCAGCCATCGCATCGAACTCTCCTTCAGTGATTGTAATTACTTTGCCTTCTTTAGAAAATAATTGCTGACCGAACAAAAGAACACTTTCTTTATCCCCCTCAAACCACATCTTCTTCTCAGGTGTCCTTATCTTCTGTGCCGCCACATCTCCGTCCAAGTTGTAGTAAGGGTAGATAGTCAAAGTGCTTGTTTGAGTAACATTATACTTATCTGCCGTAGCTAACGATAACCTTCTATCCTTAAAACCCCCTACAAAGGCATCAGGACGCTCCTTGTTGGGCTTGGCTACCTTAGTTGAGGGGGTAGGTAGGGTAACGCTGTTTAAATCGTTAGAAGGCCTCGCATAGGCTCCGCATTTAAAGCACTTGGTCGAGCCATCTAAGTTAACTGCAAGGGCATCACTGCTATTGCACGCCTCACAGGGTTGATGTATCTTGTCGTAATTCATAACCTATGCCTCATAGTTGTCTGTTAAAACCTGCATGGCCTCTAGCTCAGGGATCGTTAAAGACCTAGCTTGCTTGCCGGTAGCGTAGAGCTCGACTAGGAAGTCCCCAAAACCAAACATCTCAATTGCTTGTTTTGCGTCTGCCATGTAAGAGTAATGCAAGTACTCAGCGTCTAGTAATTCATCGTTCATAGTTTACTTAGTCCTATTGGGTTTATGGGGAACTCTAACGTCCAGACTAGGGAGTCTAACAACTTAATCATAACTAGTCTCTATATAGTCAGCAAAATCTGTGCCAGTTTCTGCCGCTAAGTCTTCGCGGATAAGAACAGGGATGTCTTCTTGTACAGTTGAATAGCACTTTAGACACATGTCAGTGTAGTCATCAGTACTAATTGACTTCATGGTGGATTCCATTGGTGTTAGAATCACATTGCAACAAATGCAGCGCATAGTGTAGTCCTTTGATGTATAGGTTTATTAAAAGCCCCTCGTAATGCTTGCTGCTACTACGAAGGCTAC